TGTTTAAATTTAACTTCCTTTTCTAATTTATCAAGCTCATTAATTTCTTCATTACTTTCTTCGACTTCTTTAGCTTCTGGGAATAAATCTTTAATTACTTCTACAGTAGGGCTAATTTCATCAAAATTTGCCCACTGTGCGCGTTTTAGCTTCTCAGCGGCTAAATTTGCCTTTATGATAGTATCTTCGTTCTTAGGGGCAGAATTTGCGTATCCATACATCTCAACCAATTTCAGCTTTTTAATATTATCTAAATTGGGTTTATTATAAAATCTAACTCTAAACTGCTCATACGACAGATTAACCATGTTTTCCTTCGCCCATTGTTGTTGTTGTGGAGTTAGCATAAGTTAATTAATTATTTCTTTTTCATATCCACTAGCTATGTCTTTCCACTGGCCATTTTCTAAAACTTTCCATTTAGGCCAATCTTTATCTCCAGCGTTGTAGCAAGGATTTCCTTTAAAGGAAAATTTATAATTATTATTAATTATATTTCTTTTTATTTCCTTTCCTTTCCTTTCCTTTATAGCATTGCCTTCGCTATGCGTTCGCATTGCGTTCGCATTATTCCATTTAATATTAGCTGATTTACGGGCTTTTTCTGATTTTTCTTTTCTGATAGCAAGTCTTTCTAATATTGCCTCTGAATAAAATTTATTGTTTTTAAACTTAAATAGATTATATTTTTCTATTACGCTCGCTATGCGTTCGCATTGCGTTCGCAAATCAAAAGCGATACATTCGTAATCTTTTTCTAAATATCCTTTTTCTTCATATAATTTTTCAACAATAGCCCAATATAAACCATATCCTTCCCATCCTTCTTTAGAAATTAATTTAATTATTTTTTCATCGCTTCTAGCATTATAATCATGCTGAAAGTAAAACGTGTCTTTCATTATTTTAAACGGTTTAATAAAAACCGCCGTAGCAAGGTGAAGGCATAGCGGTGCTATGATTACTTACTACGGCGGATTAAAGCTCTAATCTATAAAAAAATACCGCTTTTTGCCTTCAATTAAAATTATAAACCCCTGCAAAAAATTTGGCAAGGGCTTATAAATTTTAATTGTGGATAAGTTTATAATTATTCTTTTTTCTTGAATTTGGCAATAACTAATTTTGCTGCATTTTTACCTTGTGTTCCTGACTTATAAAGGCCTGCGGCGCTTGCACCAGCAATAATACCGCCACATAAGCCAACAAACCAATTTATATCCCCTATATTCGGCATGAAAAGGCCTATTAGAACGCCGAAAATAGCCCCAATGGCTAAAGAAGCCAAAGCTGCATATTTAATTGGTAAAAACGCAATTTTAAGCGCTTCTACGATAACTCCGCAAAGGATTACTGTAATCCCGCTAGAGATTAATAAAATTTCATTCATATATTTATTTAATATTCATTTTTTCTAAAAATCTCGCTATTCTTTTTTTTCCCCATTTATTATTTTTAATATCCTGAACATCCCTTAATATTGTAGAAACATTTAACTCTAAAGCATCTAATCTTTTCCAAGTAGATTTTACAAATGCTTCATGATCGTTTCTTAAAACTTTTAAATCACTCATAAATTGTTCGTTTAATTGATTAAATATGGGCAATGGATCAATTCTTACTGCCCCTTTTAATACTTCTATATGCGTATGATATATTGAAACAGGACTACGATAGCCAGTCCGACCAATACTGGCAACTCTATCGCCTCCCGTTAATTCATCGCCTTCTTTAACATAAATCTTATTATGATGGCAAGAACGAACCAATAAATCATTACCATAATCCAGATATACCTCATTGCCATAGCCAGTCGTAGACCCTTCATTATATTTGTCTATAACCCGATAAACTTTACAATTTCCTAAAGCACAATAATCAATCTCACCTTTAGTTACTATATCAACTGCTTCATGCTTGTTTCGTCCAGCAATATAATTAACTGGTGTAGAAAAAGTCTGGGTTATTCTTCCGTTTGTAGGTAATACTTGAGACATATTATTTTTTTAATAATAATGTTATTAGTGTCAATGCAATTCCTACTAAAGAACCAAGAGAAGTAGTAATGGCATACCATTGAATCCTTTTAACCCATTTTAAATCTGTCTTGATTTCTGTGATTTCCGCTTTGATATGAGTTAAATCATTTTCTTTTAAATTCTTTATTTCATCTTTTAGTTCATTTAAATCTGACATATATTTATTAATTTATACTGATTTTATCAAAATATTAAATTGGGCCAATTGCTATATATGTAAAACCATAATTATAATTTGCGTTAGTATTACTTCCATTAACAGTAGTAGCTCTATATTTAAATGATCCTTGAGCATGAGAATGAGCCGATATTGCAAATTCAGTTACTATAACTCCAGCAATATCAAAATCATTTTCATTTGTAGGAGCTCCACTAGCAGTTGCTTTAACTCCACAGGGTGTTAAAGTAACTGTATAATTAGCAGAAGAAAATTGTTTTGCAAAATCTATTGTTCCTGCACCTGAACTTAAAGTATCAGTTCCGTTACCTACAACATAAAACCATCCTCTTTGTATAAAACTATCTATATAAGTAGCAGAACCATTATTATCACGAGGCATTTTACCGAATACCTGCACTTGTCCATTAGTACCTGCATTAAACCACAAATTATTATCTGTATGAGTAAACACTGTATTATAACTAATATTATCATTAGCATAACAAACTAATTGATTATCTGACCACATATTAAAATTACCATTGCCTGTTATAGAAATTTCTTGGTTTCCTGCTCCATTATATATCCCTAATATAGTTTCATTTGTACCTAATGCTTGAATTCCTGTTCCATCTTTTTTTGCTCCTACAATTTGTATAGCTTCTAAAGAATCTGTCGGATCAGCTGAACCAATATATCCTTTTATTTTAAAAGCTCTATTATCTGTATCAGATAGACCAATTATTTCTAATCCTCCATCTGTTCCTGATGCAATCCCAAAACTTCCATAAACATCAGTAGGAACTATAGTAGTCATTCCATGGGCAACTGCAGAATTTCTATAATATCCAGTATTACCATTCATACTTACTGTTGAAGCTGTCATTTGAGTAATAGCATTACCTTCTGTTATTTGATTATTATTTGCATTTGTTTCTGCACTTCTTATTTTAGTGCGCGGTGTAAAAACATTTGTTACTGCCATATATTTATTATTATTTATTAGCTAGGAGCGGATGGTATATTTTCCGATTCTAATTGAGTTAAATTTTTATCTATATTATTGATTCTTTCGCTTAATTCTTCTGGTTTATTAGTCAAAGTTAATTCACAGCTAAAAAAATCATATTTTATGCTCTTAATTTGCATTGTATTTCCTAATAAAGTAGCTGTTGAATCATCCCAATAATCAACATCCCAATCGGCAATATCCCATAATGTCGGCGTAGGAATTGTTTTTTTAGGATCAATTATTTTCACTATTTGACCTGGCTTAAAACTTTCTATATCATAACCTTTATTTGAATCTATTGAATTATCCAATACAGTACATGTCAATTCAAAATTAGCATAATCATTCTCTGTTAAAAATTTATTAGCCATTGCCTGTGCTGTATCAGTATTAGAAACTCTTGTGTCTCTCATTTGATAATCTCTTTGACCATATTCATCTATAGATGATGAATTTGTATATAATTTATACAAATTACTTCCACCGCTTTCTGCTCCTAAAAAATACACAGCATTATATAAATTTTCTATACTTTTTTTTGCTGTTAAACCATTTACTTCTTTACCTAAATATAATGTATGATTAACCGTATCCCAATCAATTGGCTGAAGCCAAAAAATATTACTTGCATCTAAATACCAATACCAATAAGCTGGACACAATTCAAGACATTTATCTAAAGCATCAAGATAAGTGATATATTTAAAAGTATAAGTATAAGCACCAGCCCCCATAGATATTGAATTCGCTGTATAAGTTATAATTCCAGCATATTTAGTCAATAAATCTTTTATTATATCTTCTATATTGGTAGTAGAATATGCGATAGTCGTGCTTGATCCATTTTTTACTAAAGAATTAGCCAATGAATAAGTATGGCTAAAAGCATTTATAACAACATTTTGTATTCCATTTTCATCAACATTTATCTCATAACTTAATACTTTTCCATCAAATATTTTAGTTCCTAATTTATTATCATTGTCTAATATATAAGTTTGTATTCTATTATTAACCGCTACTTCATTACCTTCACTGAAATTGTTTATTGGTTTAGCAAGATTAATTGTCATTTGCCCTAATCCACTATTGATATTCCAAGTAAAACTAGGAACATTTGTTATTTCATCAGACCAAGTACAAATATAAACATTATTATTATCATATACTTTATGAATAAAACTTTTACCTGTTTTTTTTATTATACTTGGCAAATGACTCATAAATAAAGACTATAATAAATCAATTTAAGCGTTACATTAGCCGCATCTGCTCTTAATTGAACTCTAAAATCATTAGCGCCAGCTACAAATTCAGGAAAACTACCTGCATAATCCTGTGCTGTTCCATTTAAAGTGACTGTATAATCTGAAGTATTTACTATTAAAACATCAGCAGCATTGAAAGCTGTTTCTACTTCAATAGCTCCGTTTGTATTTACATTCCTAAATCTTACTTTTGATAAATCAGTTTCACTATTTACTGTCATTTTAATTGTTGGCATTGGTCTTCTAGTGCCAGTAAATGTATAAGTACCAGCTACAGTCGCTGTCCCAACAACTATTAAATCCTGTGAATAAGTAGAAGTATCCAAAGACTTGCCAAAGGCAGGATTGCTAATTAAAAAATTAGCTTCCCAATTAGCAAAAGTTAAATTGTAATGTTTGCGTTCTATTAAGTAATTACTGCAAGTTGCCACATATCTGCGAGTTCCCGAAGCATATTGAATATCAAGATTTTTTTCCTGTCTGCTTAAAAGTTCTTTAAAAGTATCAATACGGCTTTCCAAATTATCACAATCAGTACCAAATATAGTGCCTATCAATTTAATAGTTTTAGGTGCAAATGTCTCGCTTACTAATTTACCGCCGTCTCCTTTTCCTAAACGCTGAATATTAAGCTCTCGGCTATCCATGCTTTCGTGCTGTATTTCTTGCGTTTTATAAAGTGATCCGTCTTGTAAGCTAACTGAATCAAATTGTATTGTTCTGCGCGCCATATTAAACTCCTAATTGTTGCTGTACTAAATCTCTATTTAAAGAAGACTTTACAGCATTAATAATTACTGATAAATCATTTTGATTTCTTACATTTACATTATTAAAATTAACTGATATTGCACTATTATTATTATTTAAAGGAACTATTGCCTCAGGGCCAGCTTCTCCTACCATAGCAAGAGTAGGTTTTGTAACTATACCGCCAGAAGCAAACAAACTAATTCCTGCTGCCCCAGCAGTAGAAACAAATTCTTTTAACGAACCAAATATTTGTCTAAATGTTGTGTCAGCAGATAATTCTAAAAAAGCATCCTTCAAAACAGACAATTTTTCTCTCATATTTTCTTTTATATTTGCAATTTTATCTAAAAAATTTTGTTTTTCAATTTCTTTTTGTTTATTATATAAATATTTAGTTTGTTCAATTTCATCTAAAGAGTTAAAATATTCTAATTCTTGTATTTGTTTAGCATATTTTTCTTGATCTTTTATATGTTTTTTTAAAAATGCTTCTTTTTCTTTATACTCATTGCCTAATTCAGATAATTTATCGTGAGATGATTCTAATAAATTATCTAATTCTTCTTGACTAAAATTTTTTCCTTCTTTTTTAATTTTTTCATTATATTCTATAGCAATTTCAGCCATTTTTTGTCTTTCTTCTTCCATTAAACCACTAATTTCTTTTTGTCTTTCTTTCGCTCCAACTATTGAATCAGCAATATCTTTGTTTCTATCAGATTTTAAATCTTTCATTGTTGCCTTAAATTCTTTTTTTACTTCTTTAATACTATTAAAACCATCAATAACAATTTGTTTATATTCAGCTATTGCTTTTGTTGCATCGTCTATTCCTGATAATACTCCTTCAGTAAAACCTTCTGCTGTCCATTGTCCTATTTCTTTCATTACTTTAGACGGAGAACTAATACCTAATATTGATTTTACATTATCAACTATTCCTTGAAATATATTATAAATTCCACTATACAAAGTTTCTCTAGCTGATTCTAAACCAGCAATTACACCACCAATAAAATCTATTCCTATTTGCATTGCTTGACCTAAAAATTCACCTATATTATTCATTACATCTTGAAATCCTTGACTCAAATTATTTAATGCTTCCCTAAACCATGCAATCCCTTCTATAACAAGATCAATAGTTTTTATCATTACATTTAATGCCAATAATAAACTTGTTATTGAACCTGCTATTAAAGCTGCAAGCACTTTACCAATATCAATAAACATGTCTTTATTCTCTTTTATTGTTGGCAATAAATCATTAACAAATAAATTTACAGCATTATTCCATAAATCTAACCATAAATCTAATACTCCTGTTTCATCTAATTTATTATATAAATCAATTAAATATTTTTTAACAGTATCTATAGCTTTTGGTACATTATCTCCTAGCCAATTTTGTATAGTTTCTAAATATCCAGAAAATTCTTCAGAATTAACAAAAGTAGAAATATTATTAGACATATCTGATAATGCTGGTAAAAAAACAGTTCCTATAGCTTCTTTTACATTTTCAATACTTACTTTCATTGTTGCCATTGAACCAGCATAAGTTTCAGAATATGCTTCTGCCTGTCCTGCTACTTTTTCTTGGATTGCACCAAATATTTCCGTTTTAGAAGCATTTTCATCAACTTCAATTCCTAATTGCTTTAACATTCTAGTATTTCCACTATAAGCTAAAGTCAATGCCTGTGTTGCCGCATCTAATTCTATTCCTTTATAACGAGATAAATCCATTGCTATTGAAAACAAGTCTTGTGCTTCTGTAGCATCGCCTGTTATTTGCCATAATTTAGCTACCGCTATACTTGCTTCCTCGTCATCAAAACCCATTTGAATAGCTGATTTACTAACTTGATTGAATAAATCAGATTGTTCAGCTAAAGAAGTATTTAAAGTTTTTAAAATAGCATCAGTTTTTACTTCAGCAACTTGTGCTTCTGATGCTGCATTCACAGTATCTTTTAATTGATCAACAACAAAACCAGCCGCTACTTTAAATGCTTCATAAGCAGCAGTTCCTATTGCTACTGCTGATGATAATTCCAATAAAGAATTATTAGTAGATTTTATAGTCTTACTAGCATCATCTTTGGCTTTTATGACTAATTGTAATTCACTTGTTGTCGCCATATTATGTTTTTATTCTTCTTGATTTAGCTTCTTCCATTCTTTCTAATCTTCTTTTTGCTTGTGCCTCTTCGTTTATTCTTATTTGTATTAAATCTATAAACCATTCTGGTTGATTCATAAATTGTATATAATCCCACCCCATATATTTGCAGATTTCTACAATATTCATTTCATCAGTAATTTTGCTATGGCCAGTGGTGAATAGATTGTTATATAAATCGCTTGCTTGTTCAATTATTTTTTTTTTGGTTTTTGTATTTCGTTTAATTCATTAACAATAAAATCATAATCTTCAGCTTTAAAATCAAGAATACTGTCAAGAATATTCTCTTTTTTTCCATCCACTGATTCAATTAATAATTCTATTGCTTTATCAGTTGCTTTGTTTACTAATGATCCATCAAAACTAGGCGTGCTAATTTTTTCATCACTAACATTTATTTTTGAATTTGAAAGATAAACGGATGTTATTTCCCTTTTATCTCTTCCAGTAATATAAGAATAAACAATAACCTTATGCTTATCTACTGGCGTAATTAATTCTTTTGTTTCTCTTGTCATAGTTGGTTAGAGCTGGGTTAGCCCGACCAACTAGCGAACTAACCCAGCTTATATTAATTAATAAGATGCGGTTGTATTTCTTAAAACAACACTATAAATACTTGATTCGCTATTAGCGACATCACGAAGTGCCTTAAAATTAACTGTTTGTTTAGAAATATCATTTAAAGATTTGTCAGATTCCCAATCCATAAAATGCACACGAGGCATTACAAATGTTAAAGTAGGATTGGAAGTATTACCGATAGTTACACCTGCATTCAATAATTGAATAGACATAGCCCTATAAGTATTATTAAGCATATAATCTCTCCAAGTATTGCTAGTATGATCTAAAGTAATAGTTCCTTCTAAACCAAACTGTTGATTAAATAAATCATCTGGTTCAACAGTACCAAGCACCATAGATCGCAGTAAATTTTTAGTAAATTTTATTGTTAAACTCTTAATAGCTGTAGCTGAAGCCGCACCTAAACTAGCACGATCAGCCGCTACTTTAAATATTAAATCAGTTGCCCTAAATTTGTTTTCTACTGTGTATGAAGCAGTTGCTTTTGTCCATTTATCACCAGGACGGCTCATCCAGGTAGAAGTATAAGTAGCTACGCCACCAACTTCTAATGTTAAATCTAAGCTATCAAGCATAACCAAAGGAAATCTATAATCTCCTTCACTTGCATCATCGGAAATAGGATTATTAACAGTAAATGTCAATGATTGATGATTATTTGTCTGTGATAAACTAAAAGTATGATCATAAACTGCTGCTTCTCCACCAACTAATGCTGAACTAACAGATCCAAGCATTGCATAAAGCATAAGACCAAAACTTTTATCACGCACTTCTCCTTCGACATTTCCTTCTCCCCATTTTTCCGTTACAAAAGTTGCATCGGAATCTTCAATGACTCCTAAACTTTCTTCTTCCAGATGTTTATTAACTTTGAAATCAAAATTTAAGGTAGTTCTAGGAACCCAAAAAGTAGGCGTAACGCCTGTACCTCTGGTAGCTTCCCTTCCTATTCCTAAATTGATTCTTCGTCCGATAAATTGTGTTGCCATATTATTATATTATTTATTAGCTAGATTGAACTGAAGTTCTACATTTCAATTCAATTTTCGCCATTATTAAATCTTTTCCAGCTATTTGACCCCATTGTGTTTTTACTGGTTCCGTCATTAAATAAACAGTATTTGTAGGCATTGATATTGCTGGATTATCAAAGCCTCTATTTTCGCTAAATTTAGCCATTACATCATCTATCAAATCAAACAAAGCTATCATTGCTTGATTAATTCCTTCTGGTTTAATTTGATAAAAAACATCTATTGAAAAAAAATACCATCTTTCATCATCACTTGTTGTTTCATATTCAACTACACAATCAGAACTTGGATAAACAACAGCTACTGGATAAACAGCATTAACAAATTCTTGAACAGGATAATCATAAACAGTGCCAAGTTTAGTTATTTCTCTTAACCTAGCTTCTATATAATCTCTTAATGTTTCATAAATTGTTGCCATATTATTGTTTTCCTAATTCTTCAGCTACCCTATCTAAAGCATCATTAAATGTTTGTATTATATCTGGCCGCGCCCGTTCTTCTCCTTCTTTCACAAACTGTCTTACCGTTCCTGGGTTTCTAGGCGGCATTGAAAGTGGCCATCTTACTGTTCCTTCATGTACATATACTGCATAAGGGGCTAAAAATTGTATTTTTCCACCTAAAGGTTCTACCTGCCATGTTCTCCAATTTCTTAAATTTCCACTATCTATAGGTGTTAAAGGTATAACCTTTGCCTCTGCTTGAAATAAAGCTGTTTTGATTGCTCTATCTAACCAGAATCTACCTATTTCATCATATCTTTCAAAATTACTAATTATTTCGTTTAATCCTTTAATTTCTATTTGTACTGCCATATTATGGACTTGCTTTATTTGGATTATAAAGAGCTAATATCAATTCCTTGTGTTCATTCATTGCATAATCCTCTCCCCTGTTAATCACACCAACTATATCGTATTGTCTTTCTTCTGCATCAACTGCTATATCTCCTTCTTTTATATCTTCTGAAATATCTACCCATGCTTTATGTGTTGCTCTATTAACTCCATAAATCTGTGCTGTATCTATATCATCAATTCTTTGTATTTGTGCATCTATTGTTGCTGTACTATTAAAACCTCTTTTATTTCCACCTTTACTTTTTAACCTTTTTATAATTATTGATTTGTTTAAATAGTGATATATAGACATATCATAATCCGAAAGTCGGCCTCCTGTATTGTTCTAATATTTGTTTAATCTCTTCATCCATCGCCACTTCTTTTCTAAAAGTTACTGAATATTCACCAATACTTTCACTTTGTATATTATTGCTTCCTTTACGATTATTATAAAAAGTAGCGATTAATTTCCATACTGCATATTCAAGATCACCCATATTTATATCTTCTAAAAAAGAAGTTCCATTTTTAGCGTCAAAATTATATCCTGCAATATATGTTGTTCTATAGTGTTGCGGATATTTAGAAAATACTCCTTTCTGACTATAATCATAAGGCTGCCAATTTATATCAATTGCTCCAACATAAATAATTATTCCTTGATTTAACTTAACAAAATAATCTTCGCTATCTAAACTTGTCCATGAATTAATATTTTCAATATTATCTCTTTCTTGCAAAGATGTAAAAGTAGTAACAGGATAATTTTTCAAAAGCATTTCATCTGTTCCTGTTCCATCATATACTTCATTAGTATATGTTGTTTGTTTAAATCTCCTATCACAATATCTTTCTACAAATTCAGTAGCAGAATTAATTAATGTAGTCAAAAGCGTATCATAAGAAGTGCTTGTTATTCCTAAAAAAATTTTTGTTCTTGCTAAATTTGTTAATGCGTGATCTATTAAAGCCATATATTTTTAACTTATTACTGTTCTTGCTTTTCTAGGCGTAAATGAATTCCAAGTTGCATTGGTAATCGTCATATTTCGTCCATTTCCAGATGTATCAGTTAAAGTCGTACCGCTTCCTTCTGTTGTATCCCAAAGTCCACTTGTCGAGGAAAGAGTTACTTTACCTTCATAATATAAATCTCTAATTTGAGCTGCTGTTGCTACCACTGGCGCTAATCCTGCTCTACCTATCAAACCAGTAAATTGTCCTACTGCCACTCCAGTAGTATAGTTATGTCCCAAACCAATACGGGCCGTAGAATTAAATATAGCCGTCATTGCAGCGTCAGTTACCTTAGTAACCGATGATTCTTCACCATCAGTAAAAACTTTTAATGTTCCATTGTTCCATGTAAAAGCAACAAAATGATGGCGATTATCGCATATAGTATTGGAAGTGCGATAATCTTTAGTTATACCTACTCCCGCAGCGCTTAAAAGCACTCTTAAATTACCAGCAGGGCCAACCATCATTAAAAAAGCCCGCTGATTGATTCCATAATCAAATTTTGATAATAATGAAGTACCGTTTTGAGCCATATTGCCATTCATCCAGCACCAACCAGTCAAACTTTGTCCGCTATCGCCAGTAGGGTCAAATGTAGCTACTGAAATATTATTAGTTCCCGCTGTTTGTAAAAGATATGGAAAATTAAAAATCTGCTGACGCCTTAATGTAATGGCGGTTCTTGCTGATGTAATAGCAGTTTTTGCTAATGTAATGGCGGTTCTTGCCATAAATTTTAAATAATTCGTGTATTATATTCATCTGCCGCAAATTGTAATTGTTCAGTAATCATCGTTTTATCGTCGCCATCGACTTCATAACGCTGTACTTCAGACTCTTTGTTATCATCTCTCACAAATTTTACTTGCATAACAGTTTTGACATAATGTCCTAATTGATTTTTAACATCTACTCCATTATCTTGCGCATAATTTGTTTCTATAATTTGATACGTTGCCATAATTTTAAGATTGAATTATTAAGCTGGTATTATTTCTGCCCCTTCATATAACGGAAGATATATTAAACCATGTCTTATATTTCCTGAAGCTGGGGCATCAGTTGTCGTATAAGTAAATCTAATAAATGTATTAGCTCCGTTCCTTTTAGTTAAAATAAACGGCTTAAATAATTCCAAATCATCAGTTGCTCTTTCCGTCATTCTTCCAACATCGCTTAAAGAAGTCGAAAGACTTCCAGTATTAATAGTAGATTTCCAAATAACACTACCTTGTGGAGCGGCATTAATATTTGGTCCACCTACATTAAGAGTAAGCGGCATCGACCCTAAACTATCATATAAATCATAATATACATTTGTAATATTCGAGCTTAAAGTAGTCGTTACTTCTGCCCATAACCTCAATATAAGTACGCTACCTTCAGGTACGCCCATAATTTTAAATATATTCGTTGTTTGTGTAGTTGCATTAGCATTAATTACTTGTGGTACATATGCTAATAATCCTCTATGCAATGCAATACTATCTCTAGTTTGTGGTGGAGGAAAAGATGCTGATTTTTGTCCCCAAGGCGTAAATGTATCTTGCGTACTAAATGTACCCGTTGTTGATATTCCCATATTTTTATAATTAATTTATTAAGCGTAATAAACTGTTCCAGAATAGAAAGCCCCTGAAATTGTCTTAGTAAATTCAGTTGTTGAAAGACAAATTACAATACCAGTAGAAGCATAAATACCTTGACCAAAATCAAAAGTAAATTTGCTATCTGTTCCATTAGTATGCTGAATTTTATATGGAGATTTCAGCATTGTAACTGCTCCATCAGCTGGTAAAGAGGCAGCATTGATGAATTGAATATAATAAGTCGCCGTGCCATGAGTAGAATCGATTCTTCCTTCTATACCATAAATCACTCCAGAAGCAGCTTTAGTAACAGTAGAAGCTTCCAAAGCAGCTGATTGGTCTATAGAATAAGCATAAGTAGAAGTTGCCAAAGGTTTATTGCATATCGCAGATACATTGTTAGCTTGGTCTTCACCTGCCGCTAATCTTGAATCATAGGTTAATATTTCACCTTGCAATGAACCAATTCCATTTACTCTATCAGCAGCTGATACGGCTGTTGGAAGCGATGTCGGGTCAACAGCATAATAACCTATTTTAGCTGGATTTCCATTATCTGCAGCATCGTGAGCTACTGCTCCTTGCATCCATAAACCACCAGTAGATGTTCCTCTTACCAAATTCCAAGTTGCGCCATCATAACTCATCAAACACGAACCAACTAATGTTGTTGTCGGATTTGCAGTATTATCAGCTAACGCTGCAGCAGTAGGAAATTCATTAATTGCTATTTCTCTCGCTATATTAGTATAAACCACGAACGCATCAGTATTAACAAAAGTCGCGCCCGTAACAGTTATAGTGCCAGCAGCTACAGTTATTGTTGCATCGTCTCTTGTATATATATTAGTTACAGAACCTGCTGTTGCAATTTGAACAATAATTACTATATCATCATCAAGCAAAGTAGAATGATAAGAAGGCAATCCTGATGTAGTTATTGTAGTAGCAGAACCATAAGCAGTAACAAAATCACCACCACTTGATTTACCAACTAAACTCATACCATCTAAAGCTGTTTGATCAACATTAACATCTCCACTAATAGTGGCCGTTGTTGGTAATGGATTAGTTGAGTTATATTCATTACCATTTTTATCTGTTAAACATTCTTTTCCGACAGGTAATCTATCGAAATTTCCTAATTGAGGATTTGGCATATATTTTTAATTAATTATTACTTTTTTAATCTTATTTTTTAATATATTTTTTTAGTTATTATTTCTTGGCCGCCTTTTATTGACGGCCAAAGATAATAACCAAACACATTATAAATTATGTACCTGCATTTGTAATTTGGACGAAAGATTGAATTGGAGTTAATTCAGCATCAACTCTCTCTTCAACTTTAATACCTAATAAGTTACGCTGCCATAAAGAATATGTACCAACATAAGCCTCTTCAGAAGTAGATAATTTCATGCCACCTTTATCAGCAATATAATAATTTGATAAATCACCAAATAATATAGTGCCTGTAGCGACATTATTATTTTCAAGAACTGGCCTGCCAAGAATTGATGGCATAGTTCCTTCTGATAAGAAACCAAGATCTTTCAAAATATAATCATTTTGAGAATCTTTTAATCTGCGTACAACGGCCATAGCTCTGGAATTCATAATCCAGTATGCATTGCTTCTATAACCTTGCGGCAAACCTTGATAAGCATCAATGATATTATCAAAAGTCAAATTTCCGCCAGCATTATAAGTAACTAAACCGTAAGTAGCGATACCTGTTGGCTGTATAGCACCAACACCATTAATGAAGACTCTGTCTTCTTCTCTGGCCACCATTTTAGCCAATTGATCAGCAACAATGTTGAGAATTACGAATGGAGAATCATCTCGTAATTCAGTTGTTACCAATACGATGCAAGTATATTTATAAGGAGTTAAAGAAATTGAACCGAACTGCATTGAAGAAGTACCTTTATTCGCTTGCTCTGCTGTCCATGATCCATAAGGCTTTCCAGTAATTGACGGAATAGTTAAAGTATTAGTCTTCATACTAGTCATATCAATCACCCTAGAATAAGGCCTAATAACAGATGCGTCTTCTTTAACTTCAGTAATAAAATTAGCCAATAATGTAGGAACTAATATACCGCCATCAGCAGCCGTAGTTTCATTTAAAGGTTCTAATTTTGTCTGCATCTGATCATAAATTTTCTGGCAATTATAAATATCTTTATTTACAAAAGCCTTGAACCATTTAGACATCATTGTCGCATCATCTAGATCAATTTTAATATCTGCTCGTCCAGTTTTATCCTGCATATATTTGCTTTTAAATTTATATGCAGAGATTTTTTTAGATGTATATCTGATATCTAATGCTTTTTTCTTTTCTAATACTTCAAAAGATGCTTTATTGGATTTGTCAATTTCAGCAGACAATTTAGCAGCAATATCTTTAATCATTTTATTCTCTTCCTCTTTTTCTGTTTCTTCTGCTTTTTTTTGATCTTCAGTTTCAACTTTTTCTAATTCTTCTTTTGTTTCATCTAATTGAGCCTGAACTTCGCCTTTTTTTTCAGCATCAGTTTCGGCTTCAACCTTTTCTTCCAATTCTTTAATCCTTTTTTCTAATATTGATTTTAAACTCATATAACACCTCCTTTCTTTTTGCTAAGAACAATTGCTTGTTCCACAGCTTTATCAACTACCCGCAAAGCCTTTAAAATTAAATGCTTATTGCGTTTTTTAGCCTGTCGGGCCACGACCTTTTCATTTTTATTTAAAGTGTATTTTATATAAGCAGTCGCTGTTTCAACTTTTTTAATATGTTCAATTAATTTCTTAGTATCATCTATATAATTCTTTTCTGAACATTTTTTACGACAAGTTGAAAATGCAATAGCTTGTACTTGTTTATCATCCATATCAGGATTTTCTTTTTTAATTTCTGGTATTTTTCGAGAAACACAATCTTGTTCTGATTCTCCATCCATCCGACAAGCTGGAGATTTTATTTCTTTTTGTTCTTTAGGTATACAAACCATTTCACCATTATCACCCATTTCCATTATTCCTTCTTTACCATTATCCATTGTGCATTTGTCTCCTTTTTTAACTTTAATATAAGTTTTTAATTCATTACAAAATGATTTATATTCCCTACTTACTAATGCCTGTTGATTAGCTGGCACATTAACAACACTGATTTCTAATAATTCAGCTTCTGTCGTTCTACCTTTATCATCAAAAGACTTAGGTATATAACCAACAGAAAAAGCATTTAAAAATCCACCTTTCATTAATTTACTTACTTGTTCTGCAAATGGGTTTTCTTTTTCAGCAAATATCGCATCAAATTCAAGCATTCCATTTTTATTGTTGATATTAACTATTTTCCCAATCGGCAGACTGTGTACATCATGAGACCATAAAAGCAAAGGATTTTTAACATAATTATTATAATCCCACGCTTCATTCATAATCATATCGCCATCTCTATCTTCCATTGAAGTAGAAGCAATAGCATGAATTTCGCCACTTTCCTTTATGTTTTTTACATAAGATTTTAAATGTTTGAGCATAAATTTTAATAAAAAAAGACGGAAAAATACTATTTTTCCGTCTATTTCGGTTAAGATAAATTGTTAATTATTATAATAAAGTATTAATAAAATTTTGTCAAGTCATCTATTTTGTTCAGAAATCGGTATAACTACAGCTATAATTGTACACCTGCAATTAACATGAAGTGGCGGTGCTTCAACATTTGAAAAATCAAGATTTATTGGTTTATCTGCTCTACCATCATAAGAATCTCCTTTATCAAAAAATGTTTCACTTACTCCAACTTCCTCGCCATGCAATGGACCACAATAATCACAGACTCTTTCGTCTTGCGCAGTCCACCATACCTTTTTTGAAACTACTCCACTATCTTTATATGCTTCATTTGTTCCCCAGTTTGCTATTCTATTTAATTCTGTATCAGTTATTTCATTAGTTCTATTAAAAATTGTATATTCAAAAAATTGTCTAATATTATCTTTAATCTCAGTTAAATTTAATCCATCTTTTTTTCCTTGAGAATAAATTTCATCTATCTGTTGTTGTGTATATTTATTAACAGTAGTTATAAATTTTAATCCATAATCAGTTATATATTGTTCTAATTTAGGTGTAGATATTATATTCGTCACTCCTAATTCCTCTAAAGCATTAATATAATTTATTTTCAATAAATTAATTATTTCTGGACTTAATTGTTTAGTCATCTTTAATATTTCTTCTTTCAAATTAAAATCAATATCAGATATAGCTTTAACAGATTTTAAAACTTGATTTTTTTGCCTAAAAAAATTTTCCCGCAAAATTTCTTTAAATTTTTTGCTGTTTTTATTAATCAATGATTGTTTTCTACTCCAATAATATAAACCCGCTTTTTCAAAATATTTATTATCCATTTTTTGAAAGTTTTTCTATTATAATTTTTTTAATCAATTCATTATTGATTTTCTTATTACTCTTTTTAGCTTTCATCTTAGGCAATGGGTATTTTTTAATTCTATCCGCTGAACCAATAGGAGAAATATTAAATGGTATATAAAATTGATCTCCGCCTTTATAGCCATCTCTCCCTTCTTCTTCTCTAATTTCATTTGGCGTTAACCAACCATTAGCCACTCCATTTTGATATTTTTGCAAAGATACCAATTCATCTTTTGGTGGTTTATTTGAATAATCAAATATTAAAGAATCATCACCGTATAATGGCAATAAAAATTCATTTAAAACATTAACTAAATCAGTCATTAACGGCATAATAGTTTGTTCTAAGAAAACATCTTTTGCTACTTGCGCAGTAGCTCTATTAATTGATTCATTAGGATTCAATATTGATAAAGGCACTTGAAAAATTGCCAATATTTCATCACGAGACATAGTTTTTAATTCTTTAAAATCCATGTCTTTCATTGAAAAACCAATATCTTGATAGCTTGCTCCTGCACCTAAAACCGCTATTCTAAAAGCATTTTCCACACCACTATGTTTTTGCGACCATTGAGTCTTTATTCTTTCTATTTGATCTTGAGTAATAGTAGTATTAAAAGTAATTATACCATGAGGCTTGGCTTGATTTTTAAAAAATATCCAATTCCAATTAGAGCTTTCATTATGAGTAGCAATTGACATTTCACCTGCTTTAATAGGTGAATATCCCCTATAAGGATCAAGCGGATTAGGATATTTAAAATGTATTATTTCATCTGCTGAAAAAGGTATTTGTTCACCACCAGGAGCATTATATACATACCCAGTAACAAACTCTGTTGCTGATGTTGCTATCTGCATTAAATCAGGCCGTAAAAATGGATATATTTCTATAGGTTCATTTTTTGCATTCTTCACTATCCACCAAAAAGCCTCACCGCATAAATCTTTGTATATTTGAGTCAATTTAATCAAATCAGTAAATGTTTGTATTTTATTTACTCTATCAAGTAAATCTAATACTGGATGATCAATTATTTCTTTATAAGTTTCTTTTCCTTTAGATGTTAATTTTTTATATAAGTGTAAATCTATCTGTGCTATTTCATTAGATCTTTTATTTACGGCTGAGTATACCCAGCTTTTGTATTGTTGTAAATAAGCAGATGTTCCCATTGGAGAATAACTGGGCAAATCATTAGATGCCTCAATAGAAAAAGGCACGGCTTTATTATTTTCTGCTTGATTTGTAGCCTTTTTACTCTGATAATTTCGCTTTACGCTTATTTCTTTATTAAGAATTTTGCTAAAATTTCCTATAAAATTAGATATTTTTCCCATAATTTTTTAAAAAAAGCAGAAAAATACTAATAATTTCTGCTTTTTAGATAATTTAATTACTTTTATAATACACTAAATAATATATAAGTCAAGTTTATCATTAAAATCATTCATCTTATCAAAAAGAACTGATTTTTTTGTTTCTTCCATTGAAATTGGTGTACCATTATATATTTGCAAATTGGATATTTCTCCAAATTTTAAATGGCGACAATATAATATAAAATTTAATTCAGATTTATTTACTTCTATACTATATTTCTTATCACCATCATAAATATATTTCATAAACTTTCTATTAATTTAACATATTGATTAACTGATAATTTAATATCATATAATTCATGTAATTCTTTTTGTCGCATTAATACTTCTTTATTTCTTTCATTTGGATCAATAAATTTTTCAACATCTTCAACGCTAATTGCTACTGGATTTCCCAATGCCCATGATATAATCGTTTTATTATTGCTTTTAAACTTAAAGTTTTTTTCCATAAAATTTGGATTCAAAACAAAATCACAATTTCTAATATGATTATATGCTGTTGTATATTCCCATACTATATTTAATATATTAACTCCATAATAGTTTAATGGAATAAAATCACGATTACCAATTACATGCAATTTAAGTTTATTTTTTGAAACTGCTGGTAAAATCATATTTAATAATTGATCAGCATTATGAACATATCCAAACCAACAAACAATCTCTGCATTTTTTTCATGATGCTTAACTTCTTTTGGAAAAGAATTAAAATCCAATCTATCAGGAATAGTAATAACTGGAATATTTACATATTGTTTTATAATATTAGTCAATGCATCAGTAGAACAAGTTATTGCATCTATATATGGCTCTATTTCTTTTATAAGAAAATCATCACACATCCAATCAGGATCACATAAATCCAAAATCTTTTTACCTTTAAAGCTCTTCATATGATCTTTCCAATATACTTTTTGATAAATCATCACGTCTGATTTTTGACCATTAGTCCATAATTTAGCTTCTGGCCAATTATTAACTAACCAATCACCTCTTATAATAGAACTTCCTATTTTTCCTTTTTCTCTACCATGAAATTTTTCAAAAGTTAAAACACTTATTTTCATTTCTTTTTTATTAATTGATTAATTAATTTTAACCAATCTTGCCTGTATCTCTCACGATTAAACAATTTTTTAGCTGTTTCTTTGCCTTTTTTACCTATTTCTATTGCTTTTTTATAATCATTTTCTAATAAATCAACACATATTTTAGCTATTTGACTGGGATTATTTTTAACTATTATCATATTTTCTCCATTATAAACTTTATCTAAATCATGTGCTCCTTCTATTTGTATAACACAACAACCACTAAACATAGCTTCTGTTCTCGCTCTATTCATTGGTGTACGATAAGAAGTATCCAAATAAATCAAAGAACTGCCTAATAATCGTCTATAATCATCAAATGTTTCTACTTTTTTATTAGCTTTTGCCCACATAAGACGATAATTATATTGTTCATCTAATATTCTGGCTACTTCATTCATGCATTCACGATTATAATATTTATCACAACCTCCTGGACTTAATGCAGTAAAAACTCTAGGTTCTTTCGGTAAATCCAACCATTCTTCACTATTCATGCCATGCCAAATAGGATAACCCCAACCCCATTCTTTTTCACTAGCAGCAGTATAAGAATTAACAACCATTGTATCATCTTGTATTATTTCTTTTATCAATTTTATACATTCTATTTCTGCCTGTCTTTCTGTCATATCATTAGTCTGTAAATATTCAGGATAAACAGGACAACCATGATTAATTATTATTCTAGGACAATCATTATATTTCCGTGTTTCATCAATTAATTCTTTCATTATTTTATATTTTCCTAAATCATGATTAGCTAATTGTTGATCACAATTTAATATAATTAAATCATATTTATTTGGTTCATAATATGGAACAAAAAAAACATTAGGGGGTATTGGTCTTATTTTCGAAAATCTATCATCTAACCAACTTCTATGACTATTATGCACTAAATAAAAATCTGCATCATTAATCAATGCATTGCATAAATCCCAATAATGCATTATATGCCACGTAGTAGCTAATATTTTAATTTTTTCCATATGGTTTTGCTTTAAAATGTATATCTAAACGATTATTAACTATTATTTCTTTTATTTCCCATGTTTTTATATTATTATCTTCATTCCATTCTTTTTTTTCCTTATAAGAAAATGCTTTAAAAGTAAATTCATCTAATTGTTTTATATGGCTTGGAATATATGCACTATCATTTTTACGATGCGGACAAATAATATATATTTCACCTTTTGGCTCAAGTATTCTCCAACATTCATTCATAAAAAAAATAGTATCATTAAAGTGTTCGATAAAATGTGAAGAAAAAATATTAATACAAGAATTATCTGGTAGCGGTATTCCATTTTTCATATCCCATATTATTTCCTGTCCATAATCTTTTATATCCAACCCAATATAATCATCTTTCCCATGTCTTTGATCTTTTCTACCACATCCTACATCAAGTTTTAATCTTTTTAAAGGCAATACAATCCTATTCATACATTTTATATAATATATTTTTTGCTTTCCAGATTTCACTTATTTTATTTCTCGAATTACTATGCATATTTTCTTTAACAAAAATATCTTCTTTATAAACAAATTCAATTCTTTGATGAGAATATTTTTGTCTTATTTCTTGCGACATTCCTCCATAACAATCTATTCTTTCATTAAACATACCACCATTAACAAAATCACATTTATTAATCCAACTAAAGTTTTCAACAAAATTACTTTTATTTCCTGCTTTTTCTTTTATTAATTTATTTCCAAAATACCATTTTCCCAATAAACAATTGTTTGATACTTTATTTAAAGTATCTTCTTGAAGAATAAATCTATCATCTAAAAATAATAAAATCTGACCAATCGCTTCTATTGCTCCTAAATTACGCATTCTTGCTAACCCATATCCATTATGATCACTTCTAATATATTTAATTGGTGTTTTAAATTTTTTTCTAGCTTCTATTACTGTTTGATAAGTTAAATCATCAGAACCATCATCACAAACAATTATTTCTTTTGCTTCATATTTATTTAATTCTATACTTAATAACAATTGTATTAATTGTTCATAACGATTATATGTCGGTACTATAATGCTTATTAATGGTTTTTTATGTAATACTTTATGATATAGTTTTTCATGTTCTCTAGCGACTTTTAAAGATGAATAATTATTTATTGTTCTTCGTGCATTATATCTTATCTTCTCTCTTAATTCTTTATCTTCCATTAACATCTTTAATTTATTTTCAAAGTTTTCTTCATTAAAAATGATTCCATTTTCTCCATCTTTTATTAAATCTCTAGCACTACCTTGTACAGTCGTTAAAACAGGAATACCTTTAGCCATCGCTTCTAATAATGGAAGCGTGCCAGTTTCTTTTTCATCCGTTGAATACATTACAAATACTTTCATTTGTGCATAAATATTGTCTTTAGCAATAACAGTATTCATTTGTTCTCTTCCTATTCCACCATTAAATATAAGATTTTCTTTAGGTACTGATTCCCAATATCTAGGTTTGTCTATATAACCAGAGCCAATTACTTTATACCCCAATTTACCAGCAGTTTCGCATATTTTTTTAAGATTTTTATGCTCTATTACTCTGCCAATATAACCAATATATTCACCTTTTAATTCTTTAATATAATTAAATCTATTCAAATCTACTCCATGCGCAATATGATAAACATTTGAATGTTTTGTATTTAACTTTTCTGTTCCCCATTTAGTCTGGATAGTTAAAGCATCAAAACAAGACCAATCTTCCTTATCTAAAGCATAATGATTATGATGTGTTAAAATCTTTGGTATTTTTTTAAGTTCTGGCAACATTTTTATTAATTGCATAGCACTATGCCAATACTGTGCATGCCATAAATCAATACCATGTTTTAAAATAGCATTAATTTCAAAAATACTCTGTTCTACATTTCTAGGATGTACTGGTACTTTAAAAAATTGTATATGTGGATTATTCAAGATAATATCATTAGTAATATTATCTATTGCCCAACCTAGGCAATCAGGAGTTATTAATATCTTCATGTATTTTATTATTACTTTTTATCATTGCTTCTAACATAATAGGATTATAACCAGCTTCTTGAACAGCTTTAACTATAGCACTTGTATCTTTAGGCAAACATTTACCTCCAAATCCAGGTTTATCAGGAAATACCATAGTATGCATTTGATCTACCCGAGGATCAAGCGCCCACCCAGTTCTAACTGTATAATAATCTACACCTAAAACATCACATATCTTTTTCATTTCATTAGCGAATATAACTTTAACAGCAAAATAAGTATTTTCCATATATTTAATTACTTCTGCCTCTTTAGCGCTTACTTGATAATATGTTTTCTGCGGGCCTAAAATAGGAACAAACAAATCAAGTATAGCTGATGTATCTTTTTTATCACCGCCTAATATAAGAAAAGGAGTATTCTCCATTATTGTTTGAAAACTATAATTATGCTGATATGTAGATTCTCCAATATACTCAGGACTAAATATAATGCGTTTTCCCGTCTCTTTTTTCATTCTATCAATAAAACCAGGCTTAACAGTACTTTTAATCAAAATAAGGGGTGTTTTAAGCCATTTAAGCGTGTCCTCAACTATACTTGTATCACAATGTCCATCTTTTCCTTGCGGCGTAGGAACACAAATAACTGCTAATTCACATTCATTAATTCTATTTTCATCATTAGTATAATAAACATTATCCAAATCTTCTATATGTTCATTAATAAAAGGATCATAAATCCAAACTTCATAATGAGTATAAAGTAATCTAGCCATAGCTTTTCCTACATAACCGTAGCCGATTACCGCTATTTTTTTCATAATTTTTGTGCTTTAATTATATAACCTAAAATATTATGTTCATTAAATTCTCTAGCTGGATGCATACCTTCTATTTTCCAAATTTGTTTAAGCAATTCAAAGCTTTGTGATTTCATATAGCGTGGTATTATTTCTAATATTTCAAATCCTGTTTCTTCTATTAATTTTAATATTCCATATTTTGTATATCGTAAACAATCTTCTTTATATGGGTTATGTAATGGATAAAATGTAGGAAATGTTATATATAATAGTCCGTTTTGTTTTAATAAAGAAAGTATATTTATTAAACTAAATATTGGATCATTTATATATTCCATTACTTCTAAACAAAAAACTATATCAAAATTTTCATAATTATTATCATTATGTTCAATAATTAAATTCTGTATATCAAAAATTATATCAACTTTATTTCCTTGATGAGGTTTCTCTAAATCCATTATCTTATAATCTTTTACATCCCAGCTTTTAGTTCTGCCTTTAATAGGTAATTGACTACCGCCAATATCTAATACACTATCAGCTTTAATGTCTAATGTTTTCAAATAATCTTCTAATTGTTCACGATAATAGCTCATAGTTTTTTAAATTCATTAATATATTCATTAATCATTCTTTTAGCTGACCAATCAAAACCTTGCTTATGTAATTCTAATATTTCTTTAGTTCCTCCAGTATTGCCAGATAAACAAGTATCTATTTGACAACCACAACAAAGTGCTTCAATAACCGTATTCGAACATGCATCATTAAAAAACGGACAAAGCAAAACATCTGTCGATCGCATAAACATTGCTATTTCTTCCTGTTTTTCCAATATACCTAGCCATTTAATATTTTCATTATCTACAAAATCAAAATTATAAGCTATTAAATCTTCAGCAAATCTACCCATCAGCCAAAGTTCTATATCTTTATTCTTTCGCCAATATTGATGAAAATAATAAAATGCTTCATCTAATCTTTTACTATCATCTCGATTATAGCGGCTATACATATAAACTTTGCCTTTTCCTCTTGGCCATTTATTGCCATCTTTTTTAAATATATCTGTATTTATTCCATTATAAATAACTAGACCATCTTTTTTTATAAAATATTTAATATAATCTTTAGCCCATTGGCTTTGATAAATAACTAAATCTGCCAAATTTGCATAATCAAATAAACGATTAAAACCAGTATTGCGATTCCTACTATTTTTAGGCATATTATCAACTCTGAGTACAATTCGCTTATTATCTGCTTTGGCTTTAATAACTGCCTCCCGCTCAACCATAGTAGCACCAGCAATAAAATAAATATCGCTTGTTTCATAATCACTTAACTTATAATATTTAGAAAAATAATCAATAAAAGACCAAGCGCCACCTATTTTCTGTTTAGATTGATTAGCTATAAATATCTTCATCTTCTGCTATTTTTATTATTTTTTCATATTCTTCCTGCATCTTTTTTTCGTTCGCTATCTGTTTAACAATATTCTCATTTAAACTTCCTTTAATTGTAAATTGTTCAGCAGATAATCTTTTATGTCTAATACGAGATAGATATAATTCTTTTTTAAAACCATTTATAATTTCTTCTTTAATTTCCATATAATTAAAAACCATTATCTTGTTTCCATGATTCATGTTCTCTTAAGGATTCAATAATAGCTTTTTTAATAATAATTTTAATAATCCACGCACTTAGTAATGATATTACACAAGTTAAATAATAAACTATTAATTCCAATGTTGATAATACGTTTGTTTTAAGTTTCATACTTTTTTATTAATGTTAAAAATTCTTTAAATTTATTCCAATATTCAAACTTATCTATTTCCCAAGCATGCCCCCAAATATGAAAATCAATATCTTTTAAATCTTTAGTTTTTTCAATCATATATTTACCATAATCAAACCAGTTTTTCCCATTATATTCAGCTCTATCATAAATATGCAATGTAGTTTTTATAGCATAATTATCCACATTATATAAATAACCAACATCCACCGTTCTTGCATATTTATATTTTGCTTTCTTAACTAATTCTTTTGTTGTTTCATTATATTTTCCTTTTGGATAAGCAAACCATTCTATTTTCTTATGAATTGCAATCTCAATCAATTTTTTGCATTCAACTATTTCATATCTCTGTAATTCCATAGACAATAATCTTAAAACAGGATGATTAATTGTATGTCCACCCAATTCATGTCCCTTAGAATCAAGCCATCTTACTTGCCCTTCCGCTATTGGATTATCAACCTTGTCAATAAAAAATATAGCCTTGATGTTAAATTCAGCTAAAAGATTAGCTAATTTATAATTTTCTTCACAATAATCATCAAAACTAAATATAAATTTCATAATATAAATAATTGCGGTTCTTTTTTATCCCTTAACGCTTTAGACATTAACATTAATGCTGTAACATCATCATCATGTAATCCTTCTGGTGCGCCATATCTAAACTTGCCAGTTGCCATTTGCTCATATTGATAATACTCCAATTCAGCGATACAATTCTTATCTTCAGCAGGAATAAATATATTTTCATTTTCTAAATCTACCGCTAATCCTTTTACTAATTCATTCTTGCTTTCTGTAGTAAATTTAAACGCTTGTAAATTCAATCCCATATTAGTTAAATCATCAAATATTGGATCACCAACTCCCGTACTATCAATCAAACCAAATGGATTATTATACTTATCAGCCACCAATTTAATTCTTGTCTTAATTAAACTCCAATCTAATTGATTAAATCTATCAGTAAATACTACCTGCTTAGTATCAACTCTTCCTATTTTAATAACCGTAAAATCCTGATGTTTAGCAAGATCAATTCCCATAACATATTGGCATCCTTCTTTATATTTTTCATAAATTCCTTTAATACAATTATTTATATTACGAAATACTTGTCCTGCTCCTTCAATAAACTCTGCTAATATTTCCTGCCTTTTTTCAGTCTCATCCATTTCATTAGCCAAACTATCAATTTCTTCTTTAGTAATAGTATTATTGGCATAACTGCTATATCTCCAACTAGCATAATCATTATGGCCATCCTGTCCCTTCATATACATTTCATAAAACCAATTCTTGCCTTTAGGTGTGCCAATTAATACAACTCTACCATGTCTATCAATTAAAGTAGGCATTAAACTCTCTTTCCAAGCCTTAGCTTTAACCTTTCCAGCCTCATCAATAATCAATAAATCAATCCCTTTTCCTACTAATGTCTGTGGATCATCAGCAGATTTTGCTTCAATTACAGTATTTAATACCGTTTTAATTTTAAATGAACCTTTACTATTAACCAATTGTACTACCCAATTTCGCAAACGATTAACACAAACACTATATAATTCATCCCATACTCTTTGCGTTAAATCATAATTTGGCGCTACTATCCAAATATTTTTATTTTTCTTAAAAAACTCCTTAACAATAATCTCCTCATAAGCAACATAAAAAGTTTTACCCGACCTTCTTCCCGCTACTATCGTTTTGAACCTCGCATTGTTCTGTGCTACTTTTTTCTGCCAATCGTTTAATTCCATTTTTAATTGTGCTCGTATTTTGTTGTAGTTCGGGTAATGAATCATAAAAATCGTCTATTTCTTCTTTATATTTATCAATATGTAAATTTTGGTCAGGCATTCCATCAAGATAATTCCATATCAACTTAATTATAGTAGCATCCTGGTCAGCAATCGCTTTTTTCAAAATAGCCTTTACAAATAATTCCTCATAAGTATGTTTCCCGCCTTCTGATATTTTTTCTAATGCTTCCCTAACTTTAGTAGTAAAATTTTTAACGCCAGGAGGTCTTCCAGGTCCCCCAGAATTTCCTTTAGCAAACAAACCAGTTCCAGGTTCTTTTAACGGTTTTACTTCGGATTTAATCCCGCTTTCATTCATAATTTTATTGTCTTTTTAAGAGAGTCAACAGTTTCTTCTTGTTTTCCATCTGTTTTCTTTTTTTCTTCTTCTTGTTTAATTAAATCCAATAAATAAGCCTCTTGCCCCTGCAATTTAACTATTCCTTGTTCCTTTTGATTATAAACAGCATAAATCTGTTGAGCTTCTTTAATGACTTGTTCTTTTACAGATTGTATTTTTTTTAATTCTTCTTGAAGATTAAGTTCCATAATATTGATTTTAAATAATAAAAAACCCGATTTAATTAGATTTTAATCGGATTTATTTAATTTTTAATATTAAATTTATGATCATTGCCTTTTTAGGATTAAATCGTAATAAATAGATAAACCCATGTTGCAGGGAAGCTCCGTTTTTATTCGGAGCAATGAGCTAAAGCCCATGTCTTTCCCTGCTTATATGGTTTCGGAAAAAATAAATTTTCCCTATTTTCACTATATACTATTTATAATATTTGTCAATACTTTTTTGTATTAATTTTTCATATGCCAATTTCCACTTTAAATATTGCATTTTTCTATCCTTTTTACAATATTGATGCGCCCTATAATCCAGCAAATCAAAGCCAGATTTACCTAATTCTTTAATTTTAAATGCCCGATATTCATCTCTTCCTTCACCATGACCCAAATAATGATGATGATAAATACAAAACGCATTGCAATTTTCTTCATCGTATCTAGTGCTTTCATGTCTGCGAGACCAATAATGAGAAACTTGAAGGCCACGATGATTTTGAGAATAATCTTTATGGCAAAAATCACATTTCCAATTGGCTTTTTCTCTTACATACAAAGAAAATTTAATATCAGCTTTATTTAATTTAACTTTTCCCCACATATTATTTATTCTTTAAATAATTAATTACTTCATCTATATTAACCATAATTTTATCCATAATAATATCATAATAGGCATCGCCATCTTCACCATTTGAATTGGCAATTGCCCATAATAATCGCCTCATTTGTTGAGATTTAGTATTTTTGTTCTTAGCGATTATCTTTTTTTCTCCCTGCTCCACTTCAATATTAGAAGTAAATTTTGCCTTATAAATTAAATCATACGAACCATTTTCATTATTCTTTCGACTTACTTCATATACACCTATTTCTCCTTTAATAATCGCATAATTGGTATCGTCAATTTTACAAGGTAGTTCAGCCCCGCCTATTATCTTTAGAATATGACTGTTTATTTTTATTATTTTTAGCTCCATAAATTAATATATTTTGAAATATGGGACAATTTAGAAAAAGGTTTGTCCCGTACCTTGTGAGGTTGTGAGATTAAACGAGACGGATTCGCGCGATTTCAGTGTTCGTAGCGATATTCGTCAACACCATCCACTGTTTGCCCTTGATGTCTTTTTTCTTTCGTATCTCCCAGCTTTCCATTTGAAGTTTATCTGCCATTTCCAACAACTTGTTTACTGCTTTGCTTTGCTTCATTTCAGTTTGAACATCCAGAACACGGAGTATCCGCTTGCCAGTCCGATTGTTGTTGCGAGAGCGATTGTTTCCAGCATTTCCCAGTTGTCGTTGCACCACGCCAGAGCTTTGGCGATTGCCAGTCCGAAGTCCATTCTCACCTCCTTACTTCTCTTGTTAAAGAACGATTATTTAATATATTTTTTTATTATTTCTTTTTCAAAATAATCCCAGTATCCCATTTTCTTTCCATATTGCGCCCACTGTGAAACTCCTATTGGTTCTTCATTCCCCATCATCTTAAGACATTTATCATATTCTTTGACCATTTTTTTTACTGCTTTATCAGCTATTTTTTTATTTTTTTTATTCATAATATCTTTACGTTAGTTATTTTTCTTCCAAATTTAATACAATTTTCATAAGAATCAAAATATAAATCCCAATCACTTGAATGACCAATTCTATCTCCAACTATATAAATATTACCTAATATTTCAACCTTTGTCCCAAATGAATATTGATTATTAGCAACATATCCTTTAGTAGGATAAATTCCATTAGCCATTTTATTTCCTGTCCAAGTATAACAAGTAATATTTTGAAAAGTTTTTATTACAGAATAAACTGGTCTTTCTATTCTTACAATATGTTCATGATGATGTTCGCTTGCTGTCCAAAGGTCTATTCTTTGTTCATCTTCTTGGCTAGAAACACACCAAAACATATAACCAATTATTGCACCGATTAATATAGCCAATATGCCATACAAAATATCCTTTCTAAAATGCCAACATATTTTTAGATTATTTTTAACTATATATTGATAAAACATTTTCCATTTAACTTTTTTAATTTCATTAAATTCTCTCCAAATACCACAATGGTCTCCTCCTCCTTTTTTAGTACAAGTATAGCTACTAGGACTATATAATTTACATTTAGAATAATATTTACAAAACATAAATTTAAATATTAAATTTAATACTTAAAAAGTCTTATATATTTTTCTTGATTGTGTCTATACCTCATCTTACCTACAGTCATTGTTTCAAGAAATTTTTGTTGCTGTTCTCTTAGATTAATACCTTCTTTTAAGCCTTCCTCATGCTCCATTTCCATTGTTTTTTTTGTGATGTCATATAAGCTCATATTATTTATACCTTAATTTTAATTAATGGTAATTTTTTAGCACCACACTTCTTGCAAGTTCCTAATCTAGTTTTCTTTTCACTTATTAATCTAGCTGGCATACCTAAACATCTACTGCAATACCAAACAAAACCAATTTTTCCTTTCCAGCTTTTTTTAGCCAGTTTCCTATAGTATTCTTTACCATATTTCTTGCAAGTAGATTTCCCTCCCTTACTTGCTACTTCTTCTATTGTTGTCATAAGTTTAATTATTTTAATAACTTCCGCTCCAGCTCCTGCTCCAACTCCTGCTCCAACTCCTACTCCTGCTCCTGCCCCCGCTCCAGCTCCTGCTCCAACTCCTGCTCCAACTCCTGCTCCAGCTCCTACTCCAGCTCCTGCTCCCGCTCCAGCTCCTGATCCAACTCCTGTTCCTACTCCTGCTCCTGCTCCCGCTCCATAGAGTATTAATATTAAATAATTGAATATTCATATTTATTTCTGTTCACGAGGCAAATCTTTTTTCCATTCAAAAGCATCAATAATTGATTCAATGTTTAAATACATTTCAACATCAACAGGTTCTACTTCATCTAATGTTCCTTCCATAATTGCTTGTCTGAATCTTCCACTATCCGCAACCCAAGCGGCATCTTCCAAAACTAGAAAATTACCTACTATTTTTTTTA